TGTAGATGATCTTTTACAGAATATACTGAAACACAGAAACAAACTTGGTGAGAAAGTCCCTAATCAATGCGATAGGGACTTTTTTATTTATGACATTGGCTGTAACACAGATATTAGTAGAGTTGCTAAATACTTTGATTGGCAGAAAGTATTTCAATTTGCAGTAGACAATGATGTCAAATTTACGTTTGCAACAAAGTGGTTTAACCAGGAATTTTTATCATTCAATCCTCAAGGAAAAGTAAGAATAAGGTTATCTTTGTTACCTGAAAGAATGATTGACATTATGGATAAAGGAACTCATTCTCTTGATAAAAGATTGCAAGCGATGCAAGAGTTATCAAAAGCAGGTTATGAGATCCATGTAAACTTTAGTCCTATTATTGTTTGCGATAACTGGTTAGAAGACTACAAAGATTTGTTTCAAAGAGTAAAAGCATTAGGTATGGATAACCTACAGTGTGAGTGTATATTTTTAACACACAACGCACAGAAGCATCTATACAATGCAGAACATTATCCTGATGCTGAACAGTATCTATGGACTCCAGAAAATCAAGAAGCAAAAACTTCTTTATATGGTGGAGACAACATCAGATATCAATGGCAACTTAAAAATCAATACGTTAATCAGTTCAAAGAATTGATGAAACAAGAGTTACCAGAGATGACAATACGTTACATTTTTTAATTAAGAACTATGTCAAAAAGAGAACAAGTTCAAGCAGAAGCATTAGCTGCTACAGTTGGTAAACAAAGAGTTGGTCTTGCACTATCTATGGGTGTAGGTAAAACTTATATTGGATTGCAACACATGAAACAAGAAGTGGAGAAGAATCCTGGAGTTACACAGAAATTTCTAGTGGTTGCTCCAAAGGTATCTATCTTCCAATCTTGGAAAGATGATGCAGCTAAATTTGGTTTGAGTGAACTAGTACCTCTAATAGAATTTACAACGTATATATCTCTACCTAAAAAGAGTAGAGATTATACTGTTGTCTATTTAGATGAGTGTCATAGTATTCTTAACTCACATGACTTTTGGTTATCTACTTACTTTGGCAAGATAGTAGGATTGACAGGTACTCCTCCCAGATATAAAACATCTGAGAAAGGATTGCTTGTAGAAAAGTATTGCCCTATTGCTTATTACTACATTACAGATAGCGCAGTAGAAGATCAGATACTTAATGACTACAAGATTATTGTGCACTGTCTTTCATTAGACACACGCAAGAATTACAAAGTAGTTACAAAGACTGGTAAACAATTCTATACTTCTGAAAAAGCTTACTATGATTACTGGTCTGAACGTATTGCAACAGCAAGTTCAGCAGTGCAGCAGAAGATATTCAGAATCATGCGTATGAAAGCAATGATGGAATTTGCATCTAAAGAAAGATACGCAAAAGAGATTGTTGATAGTCGCAAAGAAAAGTGTATAGTCTTCTGTAATACCACAGAGCAAGCTGATAAAATTTGTGAGCACTCTTATCATAGTAAGAATGAACAATCAGATGAAAACTTGGAATCATTTAAGAATGGTACAATTAATAAGTTATCTTGTGTTCTACAACTAAGTGAGGGTGTTAATATTCCTAATCTAAAGTGTGGTATTATTCTTCATGCATACTCTAATGAACGTAAAAGTTTACAGCGTATTGGCAGGATGATGCGTCTTAATCCAACAGATTGTGCAGTGATACATATTCTTATGTATACTGATACTCAAGATGTTCAATGGGTTAGTGAAGCATTAAAAGATTTAGATCAGTCAAAAATTACTTACGTAGAAGAAATGATATGAGAAACGTAACAGCAACCTATGTATTGAAAGATGGTGTATTGGTTCCCAAATCACCAGCTGATACAGCAAAACTTAAGTTATTTAACAAAGGTCTTATTGAAGGTGAAACTGTGGAAGTTTATATTACACAAGTTAAAGACAACGATAAGACCCTTGGTCAATTGGCAAAAGTTCACGCGATGATTCGCGAATTAGCAACCTTTACAGGTCACACATTTGAAGAGATGAAAGAAGAAGTTAAATCAAGAGCAGGTCTCACTCAGGTCAGTGAAACAGGAAGCACTACTTATAAAAGTTTTGCTGACTGTAACAAAGATGACATGGCATCTGCAATTGAGATTTGCTACTCTATTGCTCATCTGGTTGGCTATCAGTTGGACTAGTAGGTTCAAACTTACTAATTCTTTCTTGTAACTCTTTAGCAGAAATCATTTCAGTCATACCCTCTTCTTTAGCATTAGTTTCAAATTCTTTACAAAAGATAAGTAAAGTTTCATAATGCTTAACCCATTCAGTTTCAATTTTACCTGACTTGATTTCTTCTAAAGCTTTTTCAAGTTCTTCTTTTGTTTTACTTGATACAAGTTGCATAGTTGCTTCTTGAAAGCGACGATAGTACCCTGTGCTTACTTTAACATTAACAATTGCATCAGGTTTAATTACCTGAATCAATTTTTCTTCTGACGATTTACTTGTGTCTGACATAGCTGTTAGATTTAAAGTACAAATATAAACTAAAACTACAACATTGTAACAATGAGTGAGAAAATTTCTAGCATCAATCATGATGAGATAGTTCAAAAGTTATCAGAAATCTTAAAGCCATCTGGATGGCATAACTTATTGAAAGGATTTTTAGTATCTGAAGATTTCAAAAACATTATTGAAACTTTACATACAGAAGTATCTGAAGGACGCAGATTTACGCCAGCATTACGTCAAGTATTTAGAGCGTTTACAGAATGTCCAGTTGACAAACTGAGAGTTATTATGGTAGGTCAAGATCCATACCCACAAGCAGGAGTTGCAGATGGTGTTGCTTTTAGTTGTGGTAATACACGCAAAGCAGAAGCATCGTTAAGATATATGCTAGCTGCTATTAACAAGACAGTACACGATGAGAAGTTAGATACAACTTTGATGAATCCAGACTTAACACATTTGGCCAATCAAGGTATCTTAATGCTTAACACTGCCTTGACTACAGAGATAAACAAGATTGGTAAGCACTACCAAATATGGAAACCATTTATTCAGTACCTGTTTGACATGCTTAAGACGCTTGATAAACAAATCATCTGGGTATTTATGGGTAAGAAAACTCAAGAGTTAGAAGCATTAGTGCCTGACAATCATATAGTTATGCATTGCAGTCATCCAGCTTCAGCAGCTTATGCTAGATTAAATGCATGGGATTGTAATGACATCTTTAACAAGGTAAATAATTTATTAATTGAAGCAAAGACACCACCTATTCTATGGGTGTGAATAACTTTATTTGGTTTATTTGTTGTCTTTAACTAATAACTGAAGTATCTTTGTAAGCTCACATTTATTGTAGCATGTATAAACCAACAGATATTAAACCTGATACTGAATCCAAACAATGGAAGCAGTATACAGAAATAATGCAACAAGGTATTGACTACATTACCTCCCGCGCAAAAGGTGAAATCAAATCACTACGCACGCAATGGGAAGGATTCAACAGTATTGGTTTAAATGGTATTGAGTGGCAATCATTGTATGTACTTGCTGCTAGACCTGGAGTAGGTAAAACACTCATCGCATCTTCTCTCACCAGAGAACTACAGAACTTAAACAAAGAGCAGGATTTTGCGGTACTGCACTTTCAGTTTGAGATGCTTGGTAGAAATCTGGCGTTGCGTGAGTTATCCAGTGCTAACAGAATGAACATACGTTATCTTCAGAGTTCTGGAGATGATGGTATGCCACCTGTTTCAGAAGCAGATTTACATAGACTACAAGTCTATATTAAATCTCAAAGTCATCGTCAAGATTATGTTATTGATAAACCAATGACAGTTCTTGAAATGAAAAAAGCGTTGATTGATTTTTATAAAGAGGTTAAGAAACCTTTCATTGCAACTCTAGACCACACGCTACTTGTAAAGCAAAGTGGTACAGAGACTAATCGTCAGCAAACGCTTCAACATTTAGCAACGATGATGACTGAAATGAAGAACGCACTTCCTGTGACGTTCATAGTATTGACACAGCTTAACAGAGAGATTGACGATCCTGAACGTCAAAAGCCTGGCAACTTGTCAAACTTCCCTACAGAAGCTGACGTATTTGGATCTGACTATCTGCTTCAATGTGCAGATGTTATGGTTGCTTATAATCGTCCAGCAAAGTACAATCTTAACACGTATGGCCCACAAAGATTTGTCATAGAACCTACTGACAAGTATTTGTTAGCGATGCATGTTTTGAAAAACCGATTTGGTGAAACAGGAATACAGTGGTATAGAGCTGAGTACGCATTGATGACTCTTGTCGAAACCTCTGCACCACGTATGGCACCTGCTCTTTCATCTAGAAAGTAACAATTTAAAACTTAACAAATGGCTTTTAATTCTCAAGACACAACGCCAATCAAAAAGACTGCACCAGAAATGACTGCAGAATTTAAACCTTTTTGGATTAACATGATTGCTTCCAAGCACAAAGAAAATGCACCTGCGTTTCTTGCTAAATTATGTTATCTAGGAAAAGAGTTTACACCGCGCGTTGAATGTATTCGCTTCTTTCAATCTGAACTACAAAATGAATCAGGATTGTACATAGAATTGTATGATTGGGATTTCAATTTCTTTCATGAGAAAGAGCGTGTACTTTATTACCTACCTTATAATCCACATTGGAAATCTGAACAAGATAAGTATAAGGAAGTAGTGACAAACACTTCAGGTAAATCAGCAATGTCTACATTTGCTGTTAAGTTGAGTGACTTAGTTGTAATCAATCGTACGCCAGTATCTTCTGCTGTACCTATTGTTGCATCTGAAGTACCTACAAAACCTGTATCTATTGAAGACATGTTTGATGAAGCAAAACTTTCTGATATGTTTTCAGAACAGGATGACGATCATTACACAAAAATGACTATTCGTGATTTGTATTGCATGTTACAAAACGTGCCAATGTCAAACAAGAAATGGTTAAACCAATTAATTCAAAAAGGACATCAATGGCAGCAGAAGTAAAATCTGAGGGAGGATTCGTATTACCAACTGCTAAAGTACCAGCAGCTTGTGTGAGTCCAAAGAGTTTGATTATTTTCAGTAAACCAAAAGTAGGCAAGACAACTTTGCTTTCTCAGTTGGATAACTGTTTAATAATTGATCTTGAAAGTGGTACTGATTATGTAGATGCTTTAAAGGTTAAAGCTAATTCTGTTGCTGACATCGTTACGATTGGTAAAGCAATACTTGCAGCTGAAAAACCATACAAGTACATTGCATTAGATACAATTTCAGCATTAGAAGAATTGTGTATTCCTTACGCAGAAGAGTTATATTCAAAAACTCCAATGGGTAAAAGCTGGTTTACTGATGGTAAACTAAAGTATGGAACTATTACACAACTACCTAATGGTGGGGGATATGCATATTTGCGTCAAGCATTTGAAAAGGTAATTAATTACGTCAAAACTTTAGCACCAAATATCATCCTTGTTGGTCACATTAAAGACACATTGATTGAAAAGAATGGAGTGGAATTCAACACTTCTGATTTACAATTAACAGGTAAAATCAAAAGTATCACATCTGCGAATGCTGATGCTATTGGTTATCTCTACCGTAAAGGAGATAAGAACATTATTTCATTTAAAACAACTGATGAGGTTGCATGTGGTGCAAGACCTAATCATCTACGCAATCAAGAGATTGTTATCTCAGAGATTGATAAAGATGGTAAAATGACATCTCATTGGAACAAAATCTACATTGATTAATTTTTAAAACCCTAATTATTATGTTTAAGAGTACATCTTTTAACCCAAATGGTGGCAGCAGTTCAGTGCCAAAAATCTTAAGTCCAGGAACACATTTCTGTCACATCCTTGATATGAAACTTGAGACTCCTCCTTACAACACAGAAGCATATAGTTTGAATCTGTTAGTTGAAGGTGAAGATCAAGGTGATGATTTTGCTGGTTTACCAATTGACAAAATGAATCCAAGCTTGGGTAACTATCGTGGTCAGATTGCAAACATTCGCGCAGGTCGCTATCCTTTTAGTACATTTGTATACCAAGGACGTGAGGTAAAACGTGATGAACAGATTTTCCGTTGGGTTAACAATCTTGCTAAAGCATTAGGTGTTTTAGATCAAATGAATGCTGACAATGTAGAAGCAGAAACTATTGAAGAATACGTTGGTGTAGTTAAAAAGTATGTAACAAACCCTGAGGTATGGGGATACTTTACTATTGGCGGTCAAGAATACTTTACTGAAGGTTATGATAAACCAAACTATCGTATGTTCTTACCAAAATCTGAAGGTAAGTTGATGCCAATCGCATCTGCTAATCTTGATGAGCGCACAGGTGAACCAGTTAATCTTTTGAAATTTGATCGTGCAAAACACATCATTCAAAAAGCTGAAGGTCCTGCTGCTGCTGAATCATTATCAGGATTTGGTGGACAAGAACCTACTTCAACTGGATTGGGTAGTGACTTAATGCTTCCATAATTTAATTGTCATAATTAAAGGGGAAGGTTAATTATCTTCCCCTTTTTTTAACTATAGTCTTATGTTTTCTGTCAAACATCATATAGACAAAGTAACTGACATTCCTGCTCACTGGATATTTGAAAACTATTTAGGTTTAGATTCTCCATTGATTGGGCAGAGTGTACGTATACGTAGTATTTTTAATCAAAGTGACAGAACTCCTTCAATGTTTTTGTACTATTACAAAGAGCAAAACACTTATCGTTATAAATGTTTTAGCACTGGTAAAAGTGGTAGTGCAATAGAACTAATGATGTACATGTGGGGAGTACCATTTGTTGAGGCAGCCAAAAGAATTAGTGATGACTATGTAGCATTTCTCAAAACAGGTAAGCGTTGTGAAACGCGTATCATTGAGCATTCTGCATGGAAAGTTGCTGATTATACTGTTAGAGGTTGGTCACAAGATGATGCTGATTTCTGGAGTGGATATAACATATCTAGTTCAATGTTAGAAGAACATCTTGTAAAGCCAATCAATCGTTATGTAATGAGTAAGAAGTTGAATGACAACATTCAAACACAAGAGTTTACAGTTACAGGACGTAACATATATGGTTACTTTATGAAGGATGGTACCTTATACAAGATATATCAACCAACAAATAAAGATAGAAAGTTTATTAAAGTGTGTAATTATCTGCAGGGTTCTGAACAACTCAATGATAATGAAGTACTTATAATCGCATCTTCTTTAAAAGATTTGATATCTTTAAAAAGTCTTGCAAACTTTAAGTTTGACGTCATTGCTCCTGACAGTGAGAACACTATGATTTCTGAAGAGCGTATTACAGAATACAAACAGAGGTATGCTAAAGTGATTACTATTATGGACAGTGATGAAGCAGGTGTAAAGAGTATGAAAGCTTATGAAAGTAAGTATCAATTACCCTATGTATACGTGCCACAAGAGAAAGACATTAGTGACTTAGTAAAAGTAAAAGGTAAAGATGAAGCGTTGCGTATTCTTTTACCTGGAATTTCGCGTGCGTTAGATCGCTATTCAGATTTAAACTTAACAAATGTTGTTGCATAAAGTTTAAACTTTACTAATTTTGCATTATGAATAAATGGATTTTAAATTACAAAGCAATAGATTCTATTGAAGATATTCCTGACTATGAAAACGTAGTTGGTTTTATCTACAGAATAACTAATGCAAGAACTGGTAAGTTCTATATTGGTAAGAAGAACCTACAGCATTCACGCAAAACTAGAATAACAAAGAAAGAAAAGTTAGAAACTAAAACACGTAAGACATTTAAGAAAGTCATTAAAGAATCAGATTGGTTGACATATTATGGTTCGTCAAAAGAACTATCAGCAGATGTTGCTAAGTACGGAGAAGCATGTTTCACAAGAGAAATCGTGCAGTTGTGTAAAAGTAAAAAGTATCTCAGCTTTTGCGAGATAGAGTGGCAAATCAAACTGGATGTTTTAAGAGCAGACAGTTACAATGGTAATATTTTAGGACGTTACTATAAAAAAGACATGATATAGTATGGCATCAAATTTAACAAAAGCATTCGTTGCTCCCCCAAGTTTATCAGAAAGAATTACACGTGAGGATGACTTCTTCTCAAGAGGTTTCCTTATGTCTTATTCTGGTTTGAATAAGCTTGTTCACAGTCCCGCGTTGTTCTATCAGCACTATGTGTTGAACCAACGTGAAGACAGTACAGATTTAAGTGTAATAGAAGGTAGTTTAATTCACTGCTTGTTATTAAAACCTGAATCATTTGACGACAATTTTGTGCTTGCAGCAAAGAATTTACCAAACGATAACCAACGTAAGGTAATTGACATGTTGTTTGCACACCTACAAGAACTCAAAAGAAATGGATTTGATACTTCAACACGTGATCTTTTATCAGAATCAAAAGATGCATTGATTGATATCTTAAAAGATATGAATCTTTACCAGACTTTGAAAACTGATGAACAGAGACTTGAGAAAGTTATCAATGAGAAAACAATTGAGTATTTTACAATGCTCATAAATTCAGAAAAGAAAAGTATCATATCGCATGAAACTTATTCTTTCTGTAAACAAGTAGTAGATAAGATTACATCTAATCCTACTGTTATGGATAAGATGGGATACTTTGCTGACGCATTCAATGGTATCAAAAAATTCAACGAGATTGAATTAACTGCAATGCCTGAAGAATACACGTTTGGTTTACGTGGTTTCGTTGACAACTTAGTGTTTGATCCAAATACTAAGACAATACGTGTTAATGACGTAAAGAAAACAAGCAAAGCATTATCAGATTTTCCTGATAGTATTCAGTACTTTCGTTACTGGATACAAGCTGCTATGTATCACATACTAGTTGATTCAACATATCGTTCTCAACCTCAGTATGCAGATTGGAACATTGAATTTAGATTCATTGTTATTGATCCTTACATGCAGATTGCACCTATTAAAGTATCTGACGCTACTATGCAAGAGTGGTTGATCAACACAAAGAAAAAGTTGGAAGAAGCAAATATGCATTTTACAACTAGACAGTTTGATTTACCATATGAGTTTTTAACAAATCAAGAGTTGGTGTTATGATATCAGAAATCTATCGCAAGTACTTTCAGAAATCGTTTACCTTTTTATATCCATTGCTTGGGTTTAATAAGGGCAAACATCCTAAACCTGAAACTGTATATACTTACAGCGATAGTTCAGGGATTCAACTAAAAGACAAGAAACTGATATGCGTATATAAGAAGAGTGATACTGAAGCCTGGAAACAGTTTGAGTTGAAACATCTGATTACACATAAGTATCTTGAATACAGTTATCCATTGAATGATGATACTGTAATTTGTGTATTTAATCTTGAAATGTTGGGTGAAGATTTTGAAGCTGTCGTTAATGGCAAGTATTCAAAGTTGAGCAACCCTGCAAAAAAGTTACTTACTGACTACTACGGTGTACACACGCCTGAATGGGTGTACATTGAAAGTTTTTTATTTCCAGAAAAGTATTACAAACACTACGCTGAGATCCTGAATGTTGATGAAGACATTCTACGTAATGTTGGCGAGTTGTGTGAAAAACCTAATTTGGAAAAAGAAAACTGCCCACATGACATTCAGTTATCAGAAATCTCTAACCCCTTAAATTCACAAGTATAATGAAAAACATGATGATTTATTCGTCAGACTGGTATGGTAAACGTACATTCCGCATGATGCCAGTAACAGAAGATTGTCCTTTTAACGAAGCAATCTATGACACACACAACAAGGTGCTTGCTATTATCAGCAAAGACCAAAAGGAAAAGCCACAAATGCTTCCTAAGTTAAATGACAAAGGATTAGCTATTCCTTTAAAAGCTGCTACTAGTACTTCTGAACCTCAGTATGTAGAAGAGCGTCGTATGATGGATGCTTACTATGAGTACTACTTAGATAAAGAAGCTGACGTAAAAGCATTTATTGAATTGTTTGCAATCAACGCTGATCATGCATCAGTAGCTGAAGCAATGCCTGCAGAAGAACCAAAAGCTGAATAATGAGAACTCGCAAGTTCTGGATAATGGACTATGAAACCATTGTCAATTGTTTTGTTGCTGTATTTGCAGATTATGATTCTGATGATATCAGAACATTTGTGATCAATAAAGATCGCAATGACTTCCCTGATTTCTTAGCATTCCTGATCAATAGTAAAGTAGCAGGTGATTGGCATCTTGGTTACAATAATATTTCATTTGACTCCCAGATTACAGAATACATACTTGAAAATCAAGACATGCTTTACGGTATGTCTTCTGATGAAGTTACCAAACTTATCTACATGTATGCACAATCTGTAATTAACAGATCAAGTAAAGGTGAATTCCTTGACTATCCAGAATTTAAATTGAGTATCCCTGTGCTGGATATTTTTAAGTTGAATCACTGGGATAGTCAAGCGAAAAGATCATCATTGAAGTGGATACAGTTCTCAATGGATTGGTATAATGTGGAGGAAATGCCACACGAACACTACATTGAAGTACTGTCTACATCTACGTTAGATGAGATAGTTCAGTATTGTATTAATGACGTAATGAGTACTCGCGCAATCTTCTTATTAAAAGATGGTAGTGGGGAGAAAGTTATGGCATCACAGATTAACTTGCGTGCGCAGTTGAGTAGAGATTATAAACTCAGACTTCACAGTGCTTCTGAGCCTAAGATATCAAAGGAAATGTTCCTTCACTTCTTGTCAGAAAAACTTAAGCTTGATAAAAAAGTTCTACGAGACATGCGCACCTTGCGTAATCATGTTACTGTAAGGGATGTAATACTTCCTTACGTTAAATTTGAAACACCAGAGTTTATTGGTGTACACAATTGGTTTAAGTCCATGGTTGTTGACACATCTGTAGTGGATGTTGAAGAGCAAGAACGTAAAGGACCTAAATATAGTATGACTTACAAAGGCGTTCAAACTGATTATGGTTTGGGTGGTTTGCATGGTTGTATCAGTTCTGGTATTTATGAAGCAACTCCAGGTAAGAAGATCTTATCTGCTGATGTTACGAGTTTTTATCCAAACCTTGCAATCAAAAACAAATGGTCACCTGCACATATATCTAAAGAAGCATTCTGCGAACTGTATGAATGGTTCTTTATTGAACGTAAGAAGTATGACAAAAAGAATCCCTTGAATTATCTATTCAAGATCATTCTTAATTCCACATATGGCTTGAGTAAGAACAGACATTCATTTCTGTATGATCCTGAATTCACTTTTAGAATTACTGTGAATGGTCAGTTACTACTGTCAATGCTTTATGAAATGATTGCTACAAGAATACCGACAGCACAACCTCTGATGCAAAACACAGATGGTTTGGAATTCTTAGTTGACGAAAAAGATGAAGAGTTATTCTATACAATATGCAATGAATGGCAAGAGATGACCTCTCTGCAATTAGAATTTGTTGAGTATAAGAAAATGATTATTGCAGACGTAAACAATTACATTGCAATTCCTACAAAAGGAAAACCTAAGTGTAAGGGTAGATATGAATTTGACAATCTAGCTTTACATAAGAACAAAAGTTTTTTGATTATACCTAAAGCATGGTATGCTTATTTTATTGATGGTGTAGATCCAAAAGACTTTTTGGCAAACAATCGCAACATTTATGATTATTGTGCAGGTGTCAAACTGAAAGGTGACTGGCACTTTGTACGACGTGAATTGGTAGATGACTCTATCAAAGAAACTAAACTGCAAAAAATGTTACGATTCTACAACTCTAACAAGGGTTGTAAACTTATTAAATGTCACAGTGATGGACGCGAGCTACAGTTAGTTAGTGGTCCACACATGCAGACTATATTTAATCGTTATCAAGAATTACCTTGGGAACAATATGACGTTGATGAAAAGTTCTACCTTGATCGCATTTATGATGAGATTGCTAAAGTAGAATCAAGAGCG